CAACCTTCGCGACCTTATCGATATTGTTTCCGCCGGAAAGGTCCAGGTCGTTGAAGCTTCCCGCGAGTTTTCCAATATCAAGATCCAGATTGTCCAGTTTGGAACCGAGATTTGCCCCGTAGTTTCCCCATTCTGCCGCTGTAGCACCGATATCAAGGTTTGCCATCCGCTTAATCTGGATTGCATTCTCTCCAAAGGTATCGTCTACCCAGCCAGATAGTTTTCCGCGGAAGCCACTCACAGCCCCCTGAAGATGAGAACCTGTCAGTGCATCGATCGCACCTGCCGCAGTTTCTACCATACTGAG